CAAAGAAGATGGCGCTTGTGGTAGAATGTACTTTCAAAGAACGCTTGAAGACTGGGCTAAATTTGATATTAATAAAAGAACTAAGTTTGATGCATCTATAAGTTCTGGGCTAGCTATTATGGCTTGTCAAAGACATTTATACGCATCTAAGAGCACACGTGAAATTAAAAAAATAGATTTTGGGTTTTCAAGATATAATAACACAGGATCAAATAGTAAAATAATACAATAGAAAATGGCAGAAGCTACAGGACAAGTTACCCAATTTCCCAGCCAATCGGTTGACGACGCTACGAAGAGTAGCAAAGCATACGGAATGGAAGTGGCACGAGGTATCCAAAATGAATGGTTTAGAAAAAACTCTGGATCAGGTAGGTTCACTCAGAATCAACGTGAATTTCACAAATTAAGATTATATGCTAGAGGAGAGCAATCTGTTCAAAAGTATAAAGACGAATTTTCAATTAATGGAGATTTGTCATATCTTAATTTAGATTGGAAACCAGTACCAATTATTCCTAAGTTTGTAGATATTGTAGTAAACGGAATGCAAGACCGTTTGTTTACAATAAAGGCTTTTGCTCAAGACCCCACTTCTATAAAAGAAAGAACTAATTTTGTTGAGGGCGTACAAGAAGATATAATAGCTAAAGAGTTTATTGAAGAAATTGATAAAGTTTTAGGGGTTGATACTAGGAATGTAAAAGACGAAAACGTTCCAACATCTAAAGAAGAATTAGAGCTACATATGCAAATAGCTTATAAGCCTTCTATTGAGATAGCTCATGAGCAGGCTATGGATAATGTATTTAAAAGAAACAACTACCCTGAGCTTAAAAAACGTTTAGATTACGACCAAGCGGTTCTTGGAATTGCTTGTGCCAGACATACGTTTAACAATACTGATGGTATAAAATTAGATTATGTAGACCCAGCTAATTTAGTTTATTCATACACAGAAGATCCTAACTTTGAAGATGTTTATTATTTTGGTGAAGTTAAACAAATTAAAGTAAACGAACTTAAAAAACAATTTCCTAGTCTTTCTAATGAAGAATTTGATGACGCTGTAAAAAAGTCTAGTAATTATAATAACTACGATTACACTAATAACGATTATAATGATTCTTCAGACTCTAATTCTTTAACAGTATTATATTTTAATTGGAAAACTTGGGAAAAAAGTGTATATAAAATAAAAGAAACATCTACAGGAGCGAATAAAGCTATTAAAAAAGATGATACTTTTAATCCGCCTAAAGATCAAAGATCAAGATTTGAAAAAGTAGCTCAAGCAAGAGAAACAATATATGAGGGCGTAATGGTTCTTGGTGCTAATAAATTACTTAAATGGGAAAAAGCATCTAATATGGTTCGCCCAGATTCAAACGTTAGTAGCGTAATGATGAATTATGTTGTTAGCGCGCCTAGAATGTATAAAGGTAAAATAGAAAGTTTGGTTAGCAGAATGGTAACATACGCTGATCTTATACAACTTACACATTTAAAACTACAACAAACAATACAAAGAATGACACCTTCGGGTGTTTATTTAGATGCTGATGGGTTAGCCGAAATTGATTTAGGCAATGGAACTAATTATAACCCACAAGAGGCGCTTAATATGTATTTCCAAACAGGTTCTGTCATAGGAAGATCTATGACGGTTGATGGAGAAATGAATTCAGGTAAAGTTCCAATTCAAGAACTTCCTGGAGGCGGGGGACAACAAACGCAACTTTTGATACAAGCGTATAATTATTATTTAAACATGATACGCGACGTAACTGGATTGAATGAGGCTAGAGACGGAAGTGATCCTGATCCTTATGCTTTAGTAGGAGTGCAAAAGCTTGCGGCGGCAAATTCAAACACCGCTACAAGGCATATACTGCACAGCTCTTTATATATAACAGCAACATTAGCTGAAGCTATATCAATAAGAATAAAAGACGTGTTAGAGTTCCACCCACAAAAAGAAGTGTTTGTTAATTCAATAGGCAGGTTTAGTGTAGGGGCGTTACAAGAACTTAATTCTTTGCATCTACATGATTTCGGCATATTTTTAGAGCTAGATCCTGATGAAGACGAAAAACAGTTAGTAGAGCAGAACATTCAGATGGCTTTATCCAAAGATCAAATACATTTAGAAGATGTTATTGATATTAGACAAATTAAAAATACAAAATTAGCTAATCAGTTATTAAAATACAGAAGAGCTAAAAAAATGCAACAAGATCAAGAGCGAGCTGAACGTAATATTGCGGCACAATCACAAGCAAATGCTCAGGCAGCGCAAGCAGCAGAATTAGCAAAAGCTCAAGCTGAACAGATCAAATCGGAGGCTAAAGTACAGTTAGCTGAAGCTCAGACTAATTTTGATATTAAAAAATTAGAACATGAAGCACAGACTAAGCGAGAGCTTATGCAGTATGAGTTTGATCTGAACATGAAGCTAAAAGAAATGGAGCTTGATGCTAAAAAAGAAATAGATTTACAAAAACCGCCATCTAACCCAGAACCTAAAAAAGGTTTTGAGTCTAGCGGAAACGACGTTTTAGGCGGTATTGATTTAAGTGGATTTGAACCACGATAAAAATTATTAACTATTATATATTATTAAATTATGAGTGAATGGAAAATTAAAGGTGCTGTTGATAGCGAAGAAACTAAATCAGCACAAGAGCAAGAACAAGCTGTACTTGACAAAGCTGTTGAAAAAGGTGATATTGCACCAGAAGCAGCTGGGCAAGAAATAGATGATGTACCTAAAATTAACTTAGACGAACTAAACAAAACAGAAGATGCCGTTCAAGAGCGAAAAACAGAGGAGGTTTCTGTGGAAAATGAAACCGGAGATAGCGAAGAAGTGGTCGAAAAAGTACAAGAGCAAGACGAAGCCGAAGAAACTAAAGACGAAAACTCGCCGCTCGAGCTCATCACTGAAGAGGAAGTTGAAGAAGTAAAAGCAGAAAAACCTAAAGTTGATGAAAACGCAGCTAAGGTTAATGAGCAACCTCAGCAGCCACAAGTTGAATTACCAGAAAACGTTGATAAGCTTTTAACGTTTATGGAAGAAACTGGAGGCACTTTAGAAGACTACGTTAATTTAAATCGTGATATTTCAGCTTATGATGATGGCCAAGTATTACGTGAATATTATAAACAAGCAAAACCCTGGGACAGTCAAGAAATCAACGAGTTCATGGAAGATAATTTTTCATTCGATGAAGACGATGACCCTAGAGAAATACGTTCAAAGAAAAGAGCGTTTAAAGAAGAATTATTTAATGCAAGAAAGTTCTTAGAAGGAAACAAAGAGAAATATTATGCTGACCTCAAGTTGAGAAAGCAACAAGATATTCCTCAGGAGTACCAAGAGGCTTTCAAGTATTATAATGAATATCAACAGAGTGTTGAATTGAATAAACAACAAACTGAAGCTTTTTTACAAAAAACAGATAATGTGTTTGGTGAAACTTTTAAAGGTTTTGACTTCCAGGTTGGAAGCAATAAATACCGTTATAAAGTTAATAATGTTGCAGATACAAAAACGCAACAGTCAGACATTAACAATTTTGTTTCAAAGTTTGTAGGTGATGATGGACAACTTAGTGATGCTAAGGGATACCATAAAGCTTTGTTTGCAGCAAGAAACGCTGACAAACTAGCAGAACATTTTTATGAGCAAGGCCGTGCCGATGCTCTTCGCCAATCCGCTAAGGAGGCTAAAAATATTAATATGGACCCTAGAAAAGAAGGCGTTATTAAAACCAGCACCGGACAGAAGTTTAAAGTTGTTACAGGAGATTCAAGCTCTAAACTGAGAATGAAACTAAGAAAATAACTTAAAAATTTATTACAATGGCTTTAACAACTGGCATTGAAAACTTACAACCCTCACAAACTAAAGGGTCTTTATTTCAAAACAATTACATTACAGACTTTGATTTTACAAAGCAATTTTTACCTGATGTATACGAAAAAGAAGCTGAGATTTATGGAAATCGTTCTATCTCTTCTTTCTTACGTATGGTATCAGCTGAAATGCCTTCTACATCTGACGAAATTCGTTGGGTAGAGCAAGGACGTTTACACACTCGTTACGAAGATGTTGCTATTTCTGGTAACGTATTCACTGTTACTCTACCAGCTGGCGTAGACACAGCTTCTGCTCCTGCTATTCGTGTAGGACAAACAGTTATGGTACAAGGTGTTACTGCTGCTAACGCCCCTACTGGAATAGTGCTTAAGGGTGTTGTTACTGTGGCAGGTGCTAATACAGGTACATCTACAGGAACTTTTACAGCTGTATGTTATACTGCTGCTGACTGGAGTGGATTAACTCTAACTAATGGAGCTACAGTTGTAGTTTATGGTTCTGAGTTCGCTAAAGGTTCTGCTGGAATGGTTGGTTCTATTGACGCTGACTACAGCTCTTACACTAACAAGCCTATTATTTTAAAAGATAACTACCAAATCAACGGATCTGATACTGCTCAGATTGGATGGATTGAAGTTACTTCTGAAAATGGAGCTTCTGGATATTTATGGTACTTAAAGTCTGAGCACGAAACTCGCTTAAGATTTGAAGATTACCTAGAAATGTCTATGGTTGAGTCTGTTAAGAAAGCAGCTGGATCTACTTTAGGAGCTGGATATACTGGTTCTGAAGGATTCTTTGCGGCTTTAGAAGCTAGGGGAAATGTATTTGAAGATTTATCTTCTGATGCTGATCTTTCTGACTTTGACGTTATCTTAAAGCAATTAGATAAAAACGGAGCTATCGAAGAAAACATGATTTATGCTAACCGTGCATTATCTTTATCTATTGATGATGGACTAGCTTCTAAAAATTCTTATGGAACTGGTGGTACTTCTTACGGAGTATTTAACAATTCTGAAGATATGGCATTAAATTTAGGATTTAGCGGTTTCCGTAGAGGATCTTACGATTTCTACAAAACTGACTGGAAATACTTAAATGATTTCGCTACACGCGGAGGATTTGGAGATGTTGAAGGAGCTATTATTCCTGCTGGTACTTCTACTGTGTACGATCAAGATCTTGGTAAAAATATCAAGCGTCCATTCTTACACGTACGTTACCGTTCTTCTGAAACAGATGACAGAAAAATGAAAACTTGGATTACAGGATCTGTTGGAGGTGCTTATACTTCTGACGTTGACGAAATGAAAGTTAACTTCTTATCTGAAAGATGTTTGATTACGCAAGGAGCTAACAACTTCTTCTTGTTGAAAAAAGCTTAATAGCTTATAATTAATATAGCCCCTGCTTCGGTGGGGGTTATTTTATCTTATTAAATTATATTATGAAAAATTGGGAAATTAAAGACAGAACATATGTCTTAAAAAACGGATTGTCTCCGTTAACTTATAAAATAAAAAGCTCAAACATTATTTGGTTTGACGAAAAAGAAGGCGTAAATAAAGAAATTAGATACGCTACTAATCAAAAGTCTTTATTTGTAGACGAACAAGATGGTTTTGCTAAAATGGAGCATATCATATTTGCAGACGGTACATTATACGTTCCTAGAAATAAACCTTTATTACAACAGCTTTTATCTGTTTATCATCCAGGAAAAGATATTAAATACGAGGAGGTTGACTTTGTTAAAGAAGCTGTAGATGAAATTGATCTAATTGAATTAGAGCTAGAGGCTTTAAAATTAGTTCAAGAATTAGATATTGAGCATTTAGAAGCTATATTAAGAACAGAAATAGGCTCTGAAGTTACATCAATGTCTTCTAAAGAAATTAAACGTGATTGTTACATGTTTGCTAAAAACGAACCAAAACTATTTATAGAGATTGCTAATGACGAAGATATTAAGCTTCGTAATTTAGCTAACCGATGTGTAGAAGCTGGCATAGTTAAACTAACAGATGACAACACAGTATTTAAATGGGCCACTAATAGTAAGAAAATTATGACGGTACCATTTGATGAACATCCATATGCAGCGTTTGCACGATTCTTAAAAACAGATGAAGGTGTAGACGTTATGAAAGCTATTGAAAAGAAACTTTCATAAAACACTAGGTTATG